GGCGAGTCGATGGCCCGCACGAAAGCGTACGAGTGGACGAGCAAGAAACTGTACGCGAGCCAGCCCGGTCTGGTAGGGGACGACTTCCACAACCTGGTCGAGATGACGGACCGCCGCGAATGGCATTTCAAGGCGCCGTGCTGCGGGCATTACCAGCCATGGATCTGGGACATGATCCGCTTCCCCGAGGCGGCCAAGACGGACGTAGGCTGGGACCATCGCAAGGTCGAGGAGGGCACGACGTACGAGTGCGCGAAGTGCGCGACAAGGCTGGCCGACACGAACGACGTGCGCATCAAGTGCAACGCGGAGGGCGAGTTCATCGCCATGGGCGTGGCGCAGAAGAAAGGGTTCGTGGGCCTGCACGTGAACGCCCTTGCATCGACGAGCTGGGGCTCGCTGGCGGTGGACATGCTGAAGGCCAAGGAGGCGAGCGACGTGTACGGCGACGAGGACGGCCGGCGCATCTTCAAACAGAAGTACCTTGCCCTGCCCTGGAGCGACGACGGCGGCACGATGGTGGCGGCGGCCACGGCCAGCGACTACGCCATGGCGGACGACTGGGAGGATGAGGCGGTGATCACGCCGAAGGCCAAGCTCGCCCCGCGCAAGGATGCGCCCGCCGGGTCTGTCCCGATGCGGACTGTGGGCATCGACTGCCAGCAGGGTTTCTTCTACGCGGTGGCGCGGCGCTGGTCCATCTCGGGGCACTCGCGTCTGATGGCCTTCGCCCGGGTGGATACGTGGGGCGACCTCGACAGGTTTGTCGCGGCGACTGGGACGCATCGGGCGCTGGTCTGCGTGGACTCCGGCCACAACACTCAGGTGGTCTACGCGGAGACGGCCAAGCGGGGGTGGAAGTGCTCCAAGGGTTCCGGCCAGGAGGACTTCACTGTAAAGGGTTCGGGCAACCAGACGACCAAGCGCTTCTACTCCGACGTGCAGGCCATGGTCGTGCCAGGGCAGACGAACCGGGCGAGGCTCGTGGTCTTCTCCAATCTCGCGGCCAAGGACCTGCTCTCAGGCCTGCGTGTGCGCAAGGTGCACACCTACGCCCGGGACGCGGTGGCCGACTACGCCGAGCAGATGAACGCCGAGGTGCGCCTGAAGGACAGCCGGACGGGTAAGCCCATGTGGGTCCTGCCGGCTGGCAAGAAAGACAACCATGCCCTGGACTGCGAGATCATGGCCATGCTCGTGGCCGTCAGGTGGGGCATCGTCGGCAGGGCAGGGGTGGGCGAGGAAGCGCCCTTGGATGCTTGACGAAGGGGAGAAGGCGGTCACGTTAACCCGAGGACAGACCGGGGAAATGTTGTTTGTGGCGCTGATGGCTTGGCGCTGCGGGTGCTTGGAACCCCCGGTCTGTCCCCTTTAACCTTTCGCCCAAGGTTAAGAACACATGGCAAACTCTGGACTCCTCATCGGCCTTACGGAAGACGAGCTGCTGGCCATCAAGGCCAAGGCGGTCTCCGCCATCACGCAGGGTTTGGCGGTGGTCTCGTACTCGGACTCCGGGTCGAGCGTGACGAAGAGCTGGGCCATGAAACCGACGGACATGCTGGCCGAGGCCAACTATGCCCTGTATCTTCTGGACCCTCAGCAGTATGCGAGCCTGCGCCGCAGGTCCGTGATCAGCGTCCGCTGGGACAACCGCATCATCTGATTTATGCCCAAGAAGTCCGTCAAGAAAGAGGTCAAGGTACCCGTGGCCGGCAGCGCTCAGGCGCCTAAGCCGAAGGCCAGTCAGGTGGGCTGGTCCTCTAACTTCCAGAATGCGGGCATGTCGTTTGCCCGGCGTGCCTGGTACGGCTCGACACCGCAGGACGCCCGCAAGGATGTCAGCGCCTATGACCGCCAGAGCCTGCTGCAGAAGGCCCGCTACGGGGAGAAGAACTACCCGAGCATGGTTCAGTATGTGAACGACATGGTGATGTACGTGGTCGGCGATGGCAGCACCCCGACCTCCCGTGCGAAGGACCCTGCCAAGGGCAAACTTTACGAGGACTACTACTACCGCGACACCCGCAAGGCGGACGTGACCGGCAAGACCGGGGAGCAGATCCAGCGCATCATCATCAACACCTGGGCGGTGGACGGCGAGCTCTTCGCCCTCAAGGTCAACGACCCGGCGACGGGCAAGGCGACGATGCAGCTCATCGAGGGCCACCGCGTGGTCAACCCTTCGGCCCCGAAGGACGTGACGCCCGACACTTGGGACGGCTTCGTCTTCGGCAAGTACGGCGAGGTGCGCGGCATCTGGGTGCAGTTCGGCGAAGGCCAGTTCGAGTTCAAGCCCGCCGGCACTTACCTGCACATCGCGGACTTCAAGCGGGTGAGCGGTGCGCACGGCCTGCCTCCCATGGCTCAGGCCCTCAACTCGATGGCCGACCAGGTCGAGATCATGCAGCTGGAACTTAGGGCGACTAAGCAGGTGACGGACGTCCCCACTGTCCTCACCAAAAATGGCGGCTCGATTGACCAAAATATGGAGGCCGACCTCAACGGCATGGGCACGTCGGACTTCGGGAACATCGGTTCGCAGATGGGCGGCAAGCTGCTCGTGCTCGAGCCCGGCGAGGACCTGAAGAGCGTTGCGCCTAACTTCCCGCGCCAGGGCATGGACATGTTCAACGCCATCCTCTCGCGGCAGATCGCCAGCGGTGGCCTACCCTACGAGGTGGTGAACGACGGCAGCAAGGCGGGCTCGGCGCTGGTGCGCATGGTGCTCGGCAAGGCTGACCGCTACGTCGGCGACAAGCAGTGCATGCTTCACGACTGCTACCTCATCCCCGACTGGCAGTGGCGCATCGGTTCGGCCATCGCGGCCGGCCTTCTCCCCGACGACCCTAACTGGGCGGACGTGGAGTTCTCGTGCCCTTCGACCCCCAGCATCGACAACGGCCGTGACGCCCGCAACGATCGCGACGACCTGCGTGCCGGCCTGACTTCGTACTCGGAAATCTACAACAAGCGCGGCAAGAAGTTCGAGGTGGTCCTCGAGCAGAAGGCCCAGAACATGCGCTTCATCCACGACATCGCCGAGAAGTACGGGCTGCCCGTGGACGAGGTCGCCATGGTGGCCGGCAATTCCTTCCTGAACTTCGACCCGACTAAGCAGCACAACGCCGGCGAGTTCGCCGAGCAGGAAGAGACCCCGGCCCCCGCCCCTAGTCGTGCGCCTGCCGCCGTCCCCGAGACGGAGGATGACATGGACGATGACGAGGAAATCGACGACGAGACCGAAGAAGAACCCAACTCTTAAACACAATGCGCTTCCTCACCAACGGACTCAAGGGCCGCGAGCCCATGCTTATCGACCCGGCCAAGGCCGCCGAGTACTCTGCCCGCCTGGACAAGTACGCTTTCTCTGACGTGCTGGCCAAGCTCCTGGGCGAACGCCCGGTGGCGCATGTCACCGCCGAAGGCGTGGGCGTCATCCCCATCGACGGCCCCATCGGCCGGGGCGTGTCCCCGATTGAAAGCATGCTGGGCGCCACTGATGTGAACGCCATCAGCGTGGCCATCGACGCCTTCGAGGCCGACCCGTCCGTCAAGAAGGTTGCCTTCCGCGTCAACTCCCCGGGCGGCACTGTCGCCGGCGTGCCTGAGCTGGCCGCCAAGATCCGCCGCATGAAGAAGCCGACCATGGCCTACGCGGAGGAAGCCAACAGCGCCGCCCTGTGGCTGGCCGCCGCCGCCGATCGCGTGGTTGCCATGCCCTCCGGCTCCGTCGGGAGCGTGGGCGTGTACATGGCCATTCCTGACTACTCCAAGGCTTACGGCGACGCGGGCGTGAAGATGGTCGTCATCAAGTCCCGCCAGTCCCCGCTCAAGGGCGCCGGCATCGAGGGCACGTCCCTGACCGATGCGCAGCTGGCCGACCTCCAGGCGCAGGTTGACGACATCGACGAGGAGTTCATGCAGTCCATCAAGCAGACCCGCATCAACGTGAGCCAGGACGCCTTCACTGGCGGCACCTTCTCCGGCAAGCGGGCGGTGCAGCTGGGCCTCGCCACCGGGCTGGCCGACTCCTTCGAGGAAGCCCTGGCGTCCTTCTAACCTTTGACCACATCTCCAAGTTTAAGAACACATGAGCAAGCTGACTCCTGAAGCCGAACTGAACGACCTCCGCGTGGCCGCCTCCGCCCTCCTCACCGAGCGCGACGACCTCCGCGCCACTGTCGAGAAGCTGACTGTCGGCGCCGCCGACGAACTGACCGCCGTCAAGGCGGACGTCGTGGCCAAGGATGCCCGCATCGGCGAACTGACCGCCGAGGTCGCCTCCCTGGCTGAGAAGGTCGCGGCCCTGGAACTGACGCACGTCTCCGCCGCCAAGCAGGCCGCCGAGATCGTGGCCAGCACCGGCACCACCCCCGTGGCCGCCGAGAAGCAGGAAGCCCCTGCCGCCACTGTCGAGCAGCTGAAGGAGCAGTACGCTGCCATGCCTGCCGGCGCCGAGCGCGTGGCCTTCCTGCAGAAGCACAAGGCCGCCATCCTCTTCGGCCGCCTCTCCTAATTTTCCCTAATCCCTAATCCCTACTAATCACACCTATGGCTAACTCCGGTTTCAACATCGCTCCGGCCGCGCTCGCCGACATCATCGTCGCCGACCTCCGCCCGAAGCTCCCCGTCCTCGACGTCTTCACCACGATGGCTCAGTCCACGGAAGACCGCGGCACCACCATCGACGTCCCCTTCATCGCGGGTGACGACGCCATCGTCTTCGACAAGGCCTCGGGCGGCTACGCTCAAACCGGAGACGCTGATGTCACGAAAAGCACTGTGTCGCTTGTCCACTACCATGCGACCCGTGGCTTCGACGCCTCCGAGCTCGCCGCCTGGGGTGCCGACGGCATCATCAACGCCTTCCGCGAAGAGGCCACCGCCAAGATCGTCAAGAAGGTCAACGCCGCCGTCGCCGCTCTGGTGACCAACGCCAACTACTCGGCCAACGAAGTCATCACCGCCGCGAACTTCGACTACAATGACGTGGTCGACCTCGACACCTTCCTCGACAACCTCGAGGCCCCGGCCGAGCGCGGTCTCGTCCTGAACTCGTCCTACATCGGCGCGCTCCGCAAGGACGCCAAGCTGACCTCGGCGTTCAACACCCAGGGCGACAACAGCGTCGTGCGCACCGGCATCGTCGGCCGCATCGGCACCCTGCAGGTCCTCCAGTACGCCGGCCTCCCGGCCAACGGGGAGAACCTGGTCGGTTTCGCGGCCTCGAAAGACGCGATCTGCATCGGGACCGGCTCGGTCTGGTCCGCCTCCCCGAACTCCGGCATCGCCACCATGGGCGGCCTGTCCGTCATGGTCGAGTCCGAGTACACGCACGGCATCCTCTACCTCACCGCGGCCATCCGCTTCGGTGCTGCCAAGGGCCGCGCGAACCTCAAGCGCGTCCTCTCCGCCTAAGCGCGGGCGAGAGCCTGACACTGGGGCTCCCTTCGGGGGGCCCCTTTTTTTTGACCTTATCCCAAGGGTGAAGACATGAGCCTCTACGCCGACGGCACTTTCACTGACGACGCCAAGACCATCCTGGCCGACCTCGGCGTGACCTTTACGGACTCCGCCGGCAACACGTTCCTTGCCATGGTGACCGACCCCTCCGTGACGCAGGCCCTGCAGGCGGGGGGCTTCCTGGAGCAGACGTCCTTCACGGCCAAGGTGGCCGCCACGACCTCCGCGTGGACCGCCTCGGATAACCGCGTGGGAGGCTCTGTGGCCTCTTTGTCGGGTGGGGTGGCTATCTCCACCCTCGCCACGGGTAAAACGGCCTCTGTGGCCAACCTAGGGGTGCGTATCGTGGCAACCAGCCACAAGCCCGGGTCGGCGTGGGTTATCCTGCAGCTGACCACGGACACCCAGTGAGCAAGTGGGAGCCAGTTAAACTCAAGGGGTTTGCGGAATATACCCAGGCCCTTAACGAGTACCGCCTGTTCTCGGGTAAGTGCATAAAGGACGCGCTGATCGAGGAGAGCGCCCTTGTCTGCCGCGAGCTGATGGTCTTCACCCCTCCCCTGGTTAACGGCGGGGGCAAAGGACTTAGCAAGGCGGCGGAGGTGGCCGGCAAGACCGCCATCGAAAAGGACATCCGCAGCATCTTCAACTCGACCAACGACCCGCAGGGCCGGAGCGCCTTCGCCCTGATGGGCATGGCCGTGGCAGCCGGGGACCGCTCAATGTTTGAGAAGGCCCGCAAGGATGGCGTGATGACGGACAAGGCGCGTGGCATCTTCCGAGGGGTGCTCGACGATGACGATCCCGAGCGTGCCTTCCGCCAATTCTCCAATCGCTTCCGGGCGGCCTTCGAGGCCAAGGCTGGCCAGGTTGTCGTCAAGAACTTGGCCAGCATCCACGAGGACGCCAAGCGCCGGAGCAACGGACG